TGCAGGACCAAGTTCTTGTGGTTCAGGTTCTAGAGGCGCAGATTCAAGTTTAGTAATAGGATGTACAACATACACAGCTGAAAGTGGTGGAGGTGGTATTAGTAGACCAGCTTCTTCTGTTCCCGGTGATGCACCAGGTGGTTCAGGTGGTGGTGGAGCTGGATGTAGTTCACCAAATAAAAATGCTGGTACAGGTAATACTCCTCCAACAACACCTTCCCAAGGAAACACTGGTGGAACCGGAGGAAATCAACAAGGTGGTGGAGGTGGTGGTTTTACTGCTGTTGGTGGAAATGCTGACGCTGGTTGTGCAGGTAATGCAGGTGATGGTGGAGACGGAATTTCAATAGCTGCAACTTATCCAGGAGCACCCATAACTGCTGTTGGTGGTGGTGGCGGTGGAGGAATTAATGGTCCTGCAACTCCTTCAAGATTAGGTACAGGTGGTTTAGGTGGTGGAGCTACAGGTGGAGTAGGTTGTGCAGGAGCATCAGCTGGTGCTGTAAATACAGGTGGCGGTGGAGGTTCTGGAAGTGCTGCAGGTCCTAATGGTGGATCAAGTGCAGGTGGAGCAGGAGTAGTCATCGTAAAAGAATTAGATAAAGCTCCAGGTGTTTGGTCCATGAACACAGTATATAATTTCGTAAAAAGTGACAATTGGGTTTCAGCTCCCTCATTTATTTCAGCAACAGGTGGTACAATTTCTTATAGTGGTAATTATGCAATTCATACATTTAATGCATCAGGACCATTTAGCGTTACAGCAGCTTTTGGAAAACCGACTGCAATTTCATCTGCAGATTATTTAGTGATTGGTGGAGGAGGCGGTGGTGGAACAACTATAGCTGGTGGTGGTGGAGCTGGAGGATATAGAGAATCTCCAGGAACAACTACAGGTTCTTATACTGTTTCTCCAAGAGCAGGTGGTTCGGCTGTTCAGTTAACAACTCAAGATTATACAATTACAATTGGTGGAGGTGGAGCAGGTGCTACTTCAGGAACTACTAATGGTGTTAATGGACAAGTTTCAAGTGCATTAAGTATTACTTCTGCTGGAGGTGGTTATGGTGGAGGAACTGGCGGTGGTGGAGCAGGTGCTTCAGGTGGTGGTGGTCCTGGTTGTTCGGGTTGTTCATATGGTGGTAATGGTAATACTCCTCCAACAAGTCCAGCTCAAGGACAATCAGGTGGTGCAGGAAGACAAGTTCCAGGTTGTCGTGGTGGTGGTGGCGGTGGTGGAGCAACAGTTGCAGGTAGTCCAGGTGCTCCTCCTTATTCGGGTGGTGCAGGTGGAGCTGGTGGAACAAGTTCAATTAATGGAACCCCAACTGCAAGAGCAGGTGGTGGTGGAGGTGGTGGTATTGATACTGCTCCTTATAGAGGTGGTGCTGGTGGTGCTGGTGGTGGCGGAGCAGGTGGTGGTAATCCAAGTCCAGGAGGTAGTTCAGGAACAACAGGAACAGCAAATACAGGTGGCGGTGGTGGTGGTGGTTCAGGTAGTAATCCTACTGCGTCAGCAGGTGGTCCTGGAGTTGTTATTATTAGATACCAATATCAATAATTGACACTAGAGATAAAAAATTATATAAACAAACTTTAAGGAGATAAATAATATGGCACATTTCGCAGAATTAGATGACAATAACGTAGTCCTAAGAGTAGTCGTTGTAGACAACGATTGTGTACCATCGGATGAACACGTTGATGGTGAAACATGGTGTATTAACTTTTTTAAAACTCCCAATTGGAAACAAACTTCTTACAATAATAATTTTAGAAAACAATATGCAGGCATGGGTTATACTTATGACGCTGCAAAAAATAAATTTATAAGTCCACAGCCCTATGCTTCATGGGTATTAGATGCTAATGATGATTGGCAAGCACCGGTTACTTATCCAACAGATACAGGAACAGAAGAGTCTCCTAAACTTATTTCTTGGAACGAAGATAATCTAAGATGGACAGCAACAGATCACGAAGATCCAGTAAATAATTTCAATTGGGATGCATCAGCACTAGCTTGGGTATCCGCATAAGGAGAACTAAGATATGGGAAGCCCCACAAACAGCGCACAAAACGGCGGGATATTAGGAGTAAGTAATGCAACTACGCCTGCTAGTTGTGCTCCAGCAAAAGTAACTACATTTAATGCTTCAGGAACTTTTACAGCAGCAGCAACAGCTAATGTAGATTATTTAGTAATAGCCGGTGGCGGCGGTGGTGGTGGATCAGTAGGTGGTGGAGGTGGTGCTGGAGGTTATAGAGCTTCTGGATGTTTTACACCAAGTCCAACAAGAAGTTCTGCAGTTCCAGTAATAGGATCTACTGCGTATACAATTACAATTGGTGGTGGCGGAGCAGGTATTCCTGCACCAACACAAGGTGGTGGATCAAGCGGACAAAATTCAGTTTTTAATTATAATGGTTCAACTATAACATCAACAGGTGGTGGAGCTGGTGGTGGGGGACCTCCTGGTGGTCCTGTACAACCTAGTGGAGCTGGTGGTGGATCAGGGGGTGGATCACCTGGATACGGACCTCCTGGTGGTGGAGCTGGTTCAGGTAATGCAGGTAGTTTCCCTGTTTCAGAAGGTAGTGGAGGTGGTACTTCTCCTTCTGGTGGTCCTCCTTATGGTTCAGGTGGTGGTGGTGGAATAGGTGGTGCAGGTAGTAATGCTGGTTCTCCTCAAGCAGGTGGAGCTGGTGGACCAGGTGTTGCAAATACTATTACAGGATCTTCTGTTGTTTATGCAGGTGGTGGTAGTGGTTCTCCTTATGGATCAGCTACTGCTATTATTCCAGGACCTCCAGGTGGTGGTGGTGGTGGAGCTAACCCAAGTTCTCCTTCTCCTTCTAAAACTGCCATGACCGGTGGAACTAATTTAGGTGGTGGGGGTGGTGGAACAGGAGAAATTCCTAAATCACTTGCTGGTGGAACTGGTGGACCAGGTGTAGTAATTATTAAAGAACCAGCCTATTCAGTTGCAGCAAGCGCACCAGGGGTCTGGTCAATGCAATCATTATATTCAAATGTTAGAGCAGGGACTTGGACTAACTAATAATTGACAATTAGTTAATCTTCTTTTATATTGTCTTTATAAAGACATATGCAATTACAAAATTATTACTACTGGTTTAAAGATGCCATACCTCATCATGTTTGTGATGACATTGTACGTTATGCAAAATCTATTCAAGATCAAATGGCAGTCACAGGTGGTTACGGTAATAAAAAATTAAATAAAAAAGAAGTACAAGATTTAAAAAAGAAAAGAGATTCTGATATAGTTTGGTTAAATGAACGTTGGATTTATAATGCAATTCATCCTTATATTCATCAAGCTAATAGAGATGCTAATTGGAATTTTGAATGGAGTTTTTCTGAGTCTTGTCAATTTACAAAATATAAAAAAGGCCAGTACTATGATTGGCATTGTGATAGTTGGGATCGACCTTACCATAAACCAGAAGAACCTAATACACATGGAAAAAAAAGAAAGTTATCTGTAACATTATCTTTATCTGAGGACAAAGATTATAGTGGTGGTGAACTAGAATTTGATATGAGAAATCAAGATCCAGATAAGAAAGCAAATACTCATGTGTTAAAAGAAATAAGATCTAAAGGTTCTTTAGTTGTATTTCCTTCTGATGTATGGCATAGAGTTAAACCGGTTAAACGTGGTGTTAGACATAGTCTAGTAATTTGGAACCTCGGATACCCATTTAAATAGGGAAGATATGAAAAAGAAAAAGAAAAGAATTAAAAAACCTAGATATCCTCAACAATTAAGTAGAGAAGATTATTTTAAATGTCCTATATGGTTTGGTGATGCACCAGAATTTGTTAGTGAAATAGATAAAGCTTCAGATAAATATATTGAGGCAGCTAAAAAAACTTTTCAACCTAATATAGATAAACGTAACAAAGCAAATAAAACTAAAGGTGATCTAGGTAGTGTTTATCATTCAACAACTTTAATAGGTGATCCTAAATTTAAAGTATTAACAGATTATATAGGTGCAACCTCACATAATTTATTAATGGAAATGGGTTTTGATATGCGTGGTCATCAATTATTTACTACAGAAATGTGGGTACAAGAATTTGCTAAAGATGGGGGTGGACACCATACATTACATACACATTGGAATGGTCATATGTCTGGTTTTTATTTTTTAAAAGCTAGTGATAAAACTTCATTACCTTTATTTGAAGACCCAAGACCAGGTAATCTTATGAATCTATTACCAGAATTAGATAAATCAAAAATAACTTATGCTAGTTCAGCTGTGCATTATAAATGTCAACCCGGTCGAATGATATTCTTTCCGTCTTACATGCCTCATCAATACATAGTGGATATGGGTGTTGAGCCATTTAGATTTATTCATTTTAACTGCCAAGCAATACCAAAAGGAGTATTAAATGTTGTTCAAGAAAAATAAATACAAAGTACTAAAACAAGCTATCTCACTTGAGCTAGCTAAATTTATTTACACTTACTTTTTAAATAAAAGAACAACAGCTAGATTTTTATTTGATGAAAAATACTTGTCACCCTTTAACACTGAGTATGGTGTATGGAATGATGAACAAGTTCCGAATACTTATTCACATTATAGTGACATGGCTATGGAAACTTTGTTACAAACTTTAAACCCTAAGATGGAGTCTGAAACTGGACTAAAGCTATACCCTACTTATTCCTATGCAAGAATTTATAAAAAAGGAGATATCCTAGCTAGACATAAAGATAGATATTCATGTGAAGTATCTACTACGTTAAATCTAGGTGGTGAGTCATGGCCTATATATTTAGACCCAACAGGAAAGACAGGTCAAGCTGGTATAAAAGTAGAACTTAAACCAGGGGATATGTTAATTTATTCAGGTTGTGAATTAGAGCATTGGCGAGAACCTTTTGAAG